ATCTAATGCCAACTTAAATAGCGTGTCACCACCACTAAAAGTGGCCATATTCGCGACCGTCATTGGTCGCTGAATTAATGGATCACTAATAATTGGTGGCCGCGAAAATCCGAATAAACGGGCAACATCTGCCGCTGCTCCTGCTGCAATATGCGTAGCTCTTGCGAATTTACCAATAACTGGTATTTCCGTAAAATAAGCTGCGTAACTTGCAACTGCAGAAGCTGGGCCAGATATCATACCATCATTCTGATATTCGTCTGTATTTCTGCTTTCCTTAATAGGAGGTGATTTCTTCTTACCACCCTTCTTCTTCTTAGCTCCAGTCACAACCATATCTGATTGTGCCACAGCTGTAGAAGTAAGGCCTGTAAGAGTAACATCCTCCATCCAAGCGAAAACAGTAATTGTTAGGGGGTCTGTTGCACTATTGTTATGTTGTAAAGTATTCAACTCCCACATCTCAATTCTCCCCATTCTATCAATCGTCTCCGAATCTTGCAAGTCAATATAGTTGGTTGCCGCAAAAAACGGCCAATCAATATGACTTGGTTGATTCGTAGCAGGATCGATAAAAATATGAGGTCTTTGAGAATAAAAAGTTCTACCCACAATCATAGTCTTAGGTCCAGGTACTCCTGAATTATCTTGATAATTAGTAGTAAGAAAACCTGTAGACAAATCAACAGTTGAAGTATTATTATCATAACGCGTTGGTCTACAACCAACAAACACCCTACCATAATGGTAAGGTGAACCGTTAATTAAAAACTTCAACTTCAAAGTACCGTGCAACAGTTTAAAAGTTTCTAACTTATTCAATACTCGAGCATCGCCTAAAAACAATGCCCAAGGATTGAATACGTCAACGAAAGGAGTGGCAGCCCCTACTGTCCACTCTCTCCGAAAAACCTCAATCGGACGCATAAGAAAATCACTTAATTGTGCATTTTCCTGAAAACCCTGCAAAAATGTAGGATCTGCTGTCATCATACCGACTTTTAAATCGATCTGTTGTTCAGCATCAGCAAATTGCACATTCTGTTCAACTTCTTTTGTAGTGTCAGTTGTACCAACATCTTCTACAGCATCTGATTGAGCCACTCCTACCCCTTTCGGGATAGAAGTGTTTGACCTGTCGACTTCTTTATCAGTCTCCAAGCCTAGATGATAAATAAATTCAATAATATCATCCGCGGTAATACATTTATCATCCAACAACGCGTCACGAACCCAACTGCGTTCAACACGTGTAAAACTTAAATATCTTACCAAATTAATTTGCCGCACATTTAAATGATGGGTACGGACTCCATCAAAAATCGTTAGTTTTTCCATATACGATAAAATTTAAGCGCATTACGCTAAAGAAAACAAGTTTATGGTGTTTGCCACTTAGTTTATTCGTCATTTTCGGACTATGTTGGTTTAACGTCATTCCGGACGTAGTTTAACGTCATTTCGGACTAAGCCAACTAAACTTGAGTTATCTTATTTTCTTTATCGCTTGGACAAAACAATGTACTACAATTATGACAATATTTACAATGACAATCATCACAATCCAATTCACGGTATAAATGTTGCAAATGTATAATGCAACAACAATCGCGAAAAATAATAC